CGCTTTTTTTCAGCTTCTTTGAATTCTTTCAATTCCTCTTCGGCTGACTTTGTGCGGGCATACATTTGATCCCATTTTTCTTTGGGAACTTCTATTGTGCCTTTTTCTTCTGGCTTTTTTTCAGGGGGTGTTGGATTTCCACCATTGTTTTCAGGAGCATTAGGCGTTGTACCTGCGCCGTTATTTTCAGGGGTAGTTCCACTTGGGTCACCACTACCGGGTGTTACTGGGTCTGGCATAAAAATCTTTGGTTAAAGAATATACAGACATACGTTTGAAGAGATCGTAAAACTCAGATTTTTTTAGGTTGGTTTTCTCCAACATTTGAAAATTATTTACACACACACTTATTATAACATATTTATTTTTAATGTACTACCATAGCTATCCCATAACTATCCCATAGTAATCCCACAACACTACCATAGCTATGGGATCAACTTAAATCCGGCCTAAGTAAAAGCTTGTGCCGACAGTTCGGATGAATTGGCATGTCAGGTGGTTTGGGGTGTTCTTTTCCATTCAAATCAAAGAGCTTACCCTGAACATCCAAACAAGGTTGATCCTTCACATTCGAGTGAGTACTCATTTCAAGAATATTGATATCAAGCTGTCTACCCCTTTGAACAGTCGCTTCATTCGCCGACTTAATCACATGGGTTCGAGTCAGCATTTCAGAATAGGCTTTTAAGTTCATACCCGATCCATTCCTTCGGACAAAAGTTGTAAAGCCTTCATTACCCAATATCTTTAACACGCTCTTAGTAATCTTTGGAATACTCTTACCCTTGGCTGTGCCAGCAGCAACAGCATTGGCCAATTGCTCTTTCATGGTTTGACTCAATGCAGAACCAGCAGCCTTTCGAGCGCCAGCCAATCCAGAACCAAAATCAATCTTGGCATCCTCAACCATTAAAACAATCTGCTCTTTTAAGGCAGGGGTCATTGGAATCTTTTTAAGCTTGGCCGGCAGAACAACATTGGCACTTTCAAATCCATAATCAAAAGACTTTGGAATGATGCGATCCAGAATTTCATTGGTCTTGATGTCTGCATCCGCAAGGATCACCTCTATTTTAGATAGCGCTTCATTCCTTTTTTTAAGAGTGAGTCGGGCAGCCAGATAGGCAAGAAGGACATTGCGAATGTCATCCCCAACCTCACCGTAAAGCTGGCCCATTTCCTCAGCCATCTCTTCGGTCATCTTGTCTAATTGTTTGTCTGATTGACCTGCCATATTAAATGCTTAAAGAGGAATTGAGAAAGCGAAACGAACAACAACGATCAAAGAGAAGAGGACAAACAGAAGACCAAAGAAGCCGACCATGAAGGCTGCTGCTACTTTGTATTCATTGATACTTCCATCATCATTTGACACCACCCCTTTCGCATCTTCGAACATGCCAACTTCATCAAATCTGCTATAGGTAGTTGCTGTTTCTTTTTTATGCTTTAGTCGATTGAATTTATCTTTCATTTTTATCATAGAGATTAAGAAATAAATTACGCTGCATGAAAAAATATACATCAGTCATGTCTTCATTTCTCATCGCATCTGACATTGACATTCCGGTGGCAATCTTCTTGCTATTCGGATCGATCGCCCCCCACATGCAAACCATACTGGCCCCAGTCTCTCGCTTCACTAACTTGGCATAAGCGTCACTGATCTGCTGTATCTTGGTTGCATTGTCTTTATTGATCATTGGCTTGAAGGTTATTTTCAGAAGCATTAAGTGATTCAGTGACCTCGGTATTCTTTGGCTCTTCTTTTTTTGTTTTATTGGTTCGATTGAAGGATGGGATGATTGGTTGATTCTCTTCTTCAATCAGAGTGATCTCATTATTAAGCTCTTCATCATAAATATCTTGAAGCTCCTTAATCGCTTTACGTTTTGACTTCAACCCACCTGTAACCTGCTCACTCAATCTTTCAGTGAGAAGGTTCTCATCAATAGGCAGTGCATCAGTCCACTTGACACGAAGGTCAAACTTGCCATTATCTTTTTCAGGTTTAAGGTCAGACATTTTAAGAGCAAGGCTCATCATGTCTTTGATTACCTGCTCCATGTAAATTCTTTTTCGGCTCACCTTTCGAAGGGTGCTGAACAATTTAATTCTCATCGCCTCTGGTTTCTCAGCCCCACCTTTCCCGGGGTAGCCCATTTCTTCGGCTGGAATCTTTGTAATGGATGAGACAAGCAGAATCAATTTGTCCAATTGCTTAAAGCCTGAATCAATCAGTGGGTTTGAATTAGTAATGTACTGAGGCATTTTATCACCATCGCCGACCTCAAAGACATCGGTGTCTGCCACTTTGATGTCACCATCTTGATCAAGGGTTCCAGGCGGTACAGCGATCCTCGCCTTCATGTGCTTGATCAATTGAACACTGATCTGAGTCACACGATTATTGATTTCATCGAATAGTGGCTTGGGGTCTTTGTAGTCTGATTTTCCAAACATTGACTTGCTACTCTTGGCATTGTTGATTTGGAAAACTGGCATGACAGGGTAGCCGGTATCTTGAACATCAGTCTTCACATTGCTCATGTATTCAGTCACCGCAACCTTTTGAGTTGGCTGCTTTGAACTGTCTACCTTCCAAAGCTCATGATGAAGCATGACATTTGCCTCTGGTGAATCCTGTTTATAGATTTGTTTATAAAGGAATTTGGTTTTCTTCTGATCAAGATTGCTGACCAAAGTGATATAGCTAGCAAGAACAATGCTGCCATCAACCTGTGGAAAGTATTGATCAACTGGAATTTCTTCGATGACCACCTTCTCAAGTTCATTCAGTCGAACACGAAAAACACTGAACCCACTCTTTGATGTGTTGATCGAACTCTCATAAAAGGCCACATCCAAAGAGTTGTCAGCGTAAAGATCATTTAATACTTCTTGAACTTCCTCTTGATCTGAATCGACAAACACACCATCGGCCACCACCATGTCCGCATAATATTCACTAATCAAAGCCGGAAGATTAACAGCGATGTAAAGCTTCTTCTCCTTCTCTTGACCATCAACAAAATAATCTTTAATTCCGAATTGAGAATAGTGATCACCATCATAAAGCTCCTCATATTCTTTCAGGAGAATGAGGCGCTGTTTCTCCTTTTTACTAGGGAATTTTATTAACGGCATTTTTTTATTGTGTTAAAGTACTATAATTATACGTCATTTGATTGAGTTTATAAAGCTGCCTTGGATTTCCTCATTCGAGTTTTCCCTTTACCAAGTAGTCCATCAACACAATCAATGACTACGTCAACCAAATCATCATGTGGCTCTGTACCAAAACCAGTGACCTGACTCACCACTTCTGCGTGCCTTCTCTTGAAGTACACTTCTTCATTTTCGAAATGATTTGAAACTGAGATCAATCGCACACGCTTACTTGTTCTTCGAGGCAGCCCGCGAATTGGCATGCTGTAATCATTTTTTAAATCTTGAATCAACCAATTCTGCGCTGCTACATCTTCAACATACACTATCGCCGGTCTCCAAACCCGATCCATTCGAGCTGCCTCCTCTTTGATCTTCTTGTAACTGAGCTTGGCTTTCAGGTAGTCAAGCATGTAAACATAGCCAGTGACTTTGTCTTTGGCCATCACACCAATGGCAGTGTCATCATTCTCTTTCTTCTCTTTAACCGCCGGGTCAATCGCCATAACAATTTTAAATCGCCTCTCATCAAACCAATCATATTCTTGATTGTACCACTTGATCCAATCCTCAAATATGATGGTATCAGTATTTGACATTGGTTTAAGTTTGTACTCTTGATTATAAATATGAGTACCCTTATCACGGCGGATTGAATCAAGGCTTACTTTCCATTGAGACTTTGGCCTATTCCGATTATAGGCTGCTGCCTCTTCATCGGTGAAGGTGTGGCGCGCTGGCCATGCCAATACTCCATTCTCTTCAATGGCCAACCAATGAGTCTTCCAAACCTTCTTCATCTTCCTAAGCCGTGCCACGAGACTGTCAGCGTGCAGCATGTTACCGAGTATGATTGCCTTGCCGATAACTTGATCCATTCCAGAAAGAACTTCACTCTTGAGCCAGTTATCAGTCTTGTCGCGCTGATCTCTTGAATCAATGTTGCGTATGCCTTGAAGATCATCACCCAAAAAAAGGTCAGGGCGTTTTGCATTGTGCAAGTGACCACGAACCTTCTGACCTACCCCGCGCGCCCACACTCTGATTCCATTCGTGGTGACAAAGTTCTTTTCAGTTTTCTTTTTTGCCTTTGAGTATCGACTTATCTTTTCGAAGTAGAGTTGACCAAAGTCATTCTTCAGAAGCGAATTGCCCTGAAGCTCTTGTATAACGTTTGAGAGGATCGCAACCGCTGCCCCCTCTTCATCTGAACCAACAATGATGAAGTTCCTCTTCTCATAAGCAATACACCAAATAGTGTAAATGATTGAGACGAATGAAGTCTTCCCCGACTCCCTGAACATACAGATCAACAGACGCTTGCAATTATCATCATAGAGGTCTTGCTCAATCAATTTATGGAAATCAGCAAAGGCGTACTTAACGAAATGCGGAAAGTAGATGAGCATGAACATTAAGATGTTCTGCCTTCCCGCCTCCCTTCGCCATGACCGCTTTGTAAGGATTTGTTTTAACTTCATTCATCATCTTGGTAGAGGGTGTTGTTTACTGCTTCTTCAATGCTTTCCCTTTCTTGATCAGTAAGATCATCTGGGGTTTCCCTTAGATCATCAAGGGCTATGTCATGCTTATTCGCAAACAGCTTATCGACCATCTTATTCAAAATCTTTTCATTGCCAGTCAGGGCCAACATAGCGAACACATGCTTAGCGCCTCGCTTCTTCCCCTTCTTTGAAGCAATGATCTTCTTTAATTCTGCTTCATCAAAATCACCCTCCCAAACATCTTGAAGGAATTTAGCATCTTTAGATTCTTGATAGGCAGACTTGCGTCCGCCACCTTTATTTCCCTTTGCATTTTTCTTTCCAGTATTTCCGTGTGCCATGAAAATTTATGTTTAGACTTAAATTAAGCTTATACTATGCGGTTTTCTTTTGTCTAGTTTTGAGTTGCTTCTTCAGTTTTTTATTCTCCTTCATCAGAGCATCATGATCCTCTTCAAGCAAAGTGATCCGACCAAATAATTGATTGAATGCTTCAGAGAATATGGCCTTCATTGGCAAACCATAATACTTCTGATCATCCAGCATTTCTTTAAAGCTGTTGTAGACTTTCATAATAGTTGTTGTTTAAAATTAAGCTTCCGGATCAACCTCAGCCTTTTCCGCCTCTTCCTTTTCCTGATTTTGTTTAAAAGCATATTCAGCCAAACATTCTTCAAGAGTCTTTTCACTTTCAGGAACCAACTCAACATTGGCCTCATGCTTCTGAGGAGTAACCTTGATCACTGGGATCATTCGAACCTGAGCTTTAGCTTGTAGCTCTCTTAGTCCCTTTTGAAAAAATTCCATTCTTTCAGTCAGAACACGAACCTTTCGCTCTTCTTGCTTCTTCTTTTTATCCAAAGCAATTTGATCTTTATCAATTGACTTAGTCATAATTATTGTTGTTTAATAGTAAATAAAATTTCAGGTAATCGGTCATCATCAACGTAGGCAACTTGATAATCAACTCTTCGAATCACAGTGTCTTTTTCAAGGCATGCACGCCTTAGAATATCAATCACAGCATCCACTACTTGACCGTGTTTCTTTTTTCTTTTGAACATGGCAGTCAGGAAAATAGAAACCTCACCCCCAACCCTATTCTTAATTTGCTTCTTCACTTCAGTTTCAGCATTCAGATTCCAAAGTGAACGTTTATCAACCATGTAAATGACTGGGTTGTCATTTTTGTCTCGGGTGATTTTCCAGAAGTGACGTTTAGAAGGAGGTTCGCCTATGATTTGACCGCGGATTTGCATTTTGCTTATTTCGTTTAGAGATTAATCCAAAGGTAATTCGGTTCACATCATCCAAAAAATCATAATCCTTGTTGAAGACCGTGGTCAACGCAAGCATTACGTCATACTTAGAAGGCACCCCCTTCGGATTATTTTCATTGTCGTCCATTTAATTATTGTTATTGTTGTTTTAAAGCTTCCCTTTCCTTCGTCCTTTATTTAAGTTTTTAGCCTCTGGTTGCTTAGAGTCCTTTCGATAGACCACAATCGATATTGTGGTGCTTCTTAGAGCTAAGGCAGCAACCAACCACAGGTAGCTTTGTAAAATCAAACCAACGACCACCAGACAGAAACTAATGAAGTTGGCCATTGCTTTAAAATTTTCAGCATCTTGTAATTTCATGCCCCTATTATACCATAGATGATTACCAGTTGGGTTACCAGTTACTGGTAACCTATTTTCTTAAGAAAGAATTCCTGCATTATGGCAAATGAAAATGTCACCTAGCGTGGACACATTACTTGTCAAATAAGCAACAATGAAAAATTATTGCATAATATAACTTGAGGGGTTTTGGGGTAGAAAAATTCCCCCTATATATAAAGGGTTGTAATTGTATATAAATTTACATATATCTTTAATAGAAGAATACTTTATTAACCTAAATACCCTTTCCCTTTACCAGACTCAAAAAAATAGGGGCATTTTTAAAATGAATTTGCCCTAGCATTGCCCTTTTTAAAAAATAAAAAAAATTTATGTCAAATGGCCTTTCCCCTAAACATAGTAACACTATGCAATTTTACCAGTGATTTGTAAACCCTAAAAGCTTGCAATCGACAGGCAAATAATTATACTGGCTTTGTCGATGGGGGGCCTTGGTGATTATTTATAATCTCCATCGACACTGGCCCCTCATTTTCTTTATTTACTTAATTTAAAAACTATAAAATGGATGAAGACAAAATAGACGAATGCGGTTTGATTACCAAAGTCGTTAAAAAGCAATAACAGAAACCATTAAATTGGATGATGTAGCTATAAATGTCATAGCCAATAGGGTTTGTGACGACCTCCAAGAATTTTTTACTAATAACCTAAAATATTAAAATGATAACAATGACCATTGACTTAAAAGATGCAACAATAAGACCTAATGAAAATGCTGCAAAAGTTAATTTTACAAATAGGGATTTAGAATTTTTTATCCTCTTCGATAAAAGAATAGTTTACAAGGAAAAAGGCGGTGATTACTTCACTAGATTTTATGAAGTAGTTGGCGACACTATCACTTTTAGTGAGGAGGAAAAGGCAAAAGGAACACTAAGTAATTAGGTTTAAAGATGGGGTGGCGGAAAAGGTAGACGCTAACGATGGCGAATGTTAGATATTTAAATCTCTATAGGGTGTGGATGGTTGCAAACGCCATGCCTAAGTTAATATCATGTAGGGTGACTATACGAGTCGTGGTGCCGTCGGAAGATCGCGGTCGGTTAAATAAGCCTCTGATGAGAAGCAACAGCCACCTCGTCAAATCCCTACCCCCATTATCAAAAAGTATTTATAATAACAACAATAATCATGTCAAAATATCGCAAATACAAAGATGGCAGTTTTTCCATCTCAAAGGACTTCATTAAAATAATGAATGAGCCAACACAGGCATTGATCGAGGCTGTGGGTTATGACTTCAAAATGTCAGAAGAGCTTACCCCAGAAAGCCAAAGAGAAATGACAAAATTCTGTATGAAATGCCCCGGTATGCAAGGGGCATGGATAGCAAAAATTTATGGAGTATTACAAAGACTAGCTTGGGAAAACTTCCATCAGGAAACAGGTGAATTGCCAAGCAAGAATTATACAGTCGATTTAAAGCGCGGAAGGATTGTTGAGGTTGAAGATGACTTTGAAGAAAAGATGGATACCATAATCGACCAGCTTGTCGAATGTGCAAGAGATGCACATAAGTCAGTGCATGATGAGCCGGGCATCTTTTACAAAATAAAAAAAGTACTTAGCAATCGATAAACTATAACATTTTAATCAAAAATTATGAAATATTCTGTAGGTGAAAAAGTCCTTGTGATGGACGTCCACGAACGCCTGATGCCAGCAATTATTAAAGGCTATATGATGGTTCAGCGAGGCGAGGGCAATGATCTCAAGGAAGAGTTTGGCTACTTCATCGATGAGATTGAATTAGACATTGATCAAATGTATGCAGACCTAAACATCAAACTTTATCACGAGGATTGTATCTATGTTGATGAGAAAGAACATCACGACAGAGGAAAGCCAATGCCTCCATCATTGAAGAAGAAAAATGAAGATAAAAAAAACAAGTAGTGGGACTTATATATGCCTTGATTGTACAGCTATAAACATGTCTACTCTCACATCAAGAAGACATGTTTGTAAATTTCTTAGGAGGGAAAAGAAAATTTTTAAACCCACTCAATCACAATATTACCTTCAAGGCAAACTCCCAATGAATAGGGATTACAGAACTGTAGACAGATAAAATTTAACAATAACAACAATGCGGACTTTCGTAATGGGCGACATTCACGGGGCAGCAATGGCATTGCTTCAATGCTTAGACAGAGCTGACTTTGACCCTAGTAATGACACACTTATTCAATTGGGTGATGTCTGCGACGGATGGTCTGAAACCCCTGAATGTATTATAATCTTAAAACATTTAAAAAATGTTATTCAGATTAAAGGGAATCATGATCATTGGATGGATGAGTGGATGGAGTTTGGAAGAGCGCCTTTAGTTTGGACAGAGCAAGGTGGTCAAGCAACTATTGATGGATATGTAAAAGGAAGGCCTGACTTAATTCCAAAGCATCGTGACTACTGGAAAAATTCAAAGGTCTACCACATCGACGAAAAGAATCGCATGTACTGCCATGGCGGATTCCTTCGGAGGGTAAAACTTGAAGCTCAGCGCGATGACATGTTTATGTGGGATCGTTCTCTTGCTGGCAAGTGTGTTGCTGGTGCAACGAGTGGTTTTAAAGTGGATGAGTTTGAACATGTTTACCTTGGTCACACAACTGTCAACTCATTTTCAGAAAAGCGAGTGCCAAGAAACAAGCCTTTCACTGGTGGCAATGTTACCTTGATGGACACAGGGGCAGGTTGGGAAGGTGTCTTGACTATTATGGATGTAGATACTGGTGAATATTGGCAATCAGACATTGTAAAAGAAATATATCATAACGAAAAAGGACGATGAGTGGAGGAAGTATGGATTATTTATATAGAAGGCTTAAAGATGTGGCTGATGAGCTACAAGAAAAGTCCCAAACACCATTAAGACGTGCATTTGGGAAACATTTAGAGCTTGTTTCAGGGGCTCTGCATGACATTGAATGGGTGGATAGTTGTGATTATGGGGGTGGGGATGAAATAGAAGCTATTGAAAAAGCTTTAGGCAAGCCTTCAAAAGAAATGCAGATTGAAATTTTAAAAGACGATGCTAAAAATTTAATCTTAGAATTAAAAAAACTAATTTAACCATGACCAATAAACCACAACCCAAAATAATATGAGACATGGATATAAAATTTTAGCAGTTGTTGGCTTCATTGTCTGGCTCTATGGAAGCTGGACAGGTGGATGGTCAGCGGAGCCTCAAAGTAACTTTGAGGGATATACTGACTCTATAGGGCAGATACTAATTTTTTGGGGGCTGCTTGGTGACGTATTTAAGGATTTAAAATAAATGCTAATCAAGAATATACAAATCATAATTGAAGAATGTGCAAAGATCAATGAACAGGTCGAATCTATAATTATTCATGACTTAGATTCAATAACAGTTCACATTGATCTAAACCTATTAAAAAAATCAGACAACAAAATCACTGATCCTGAATTATTCGGCATTCCTTTATTTGAAAGGGCTGCACTTAAAAAGAATGTGATAATTATCTCAACAAAAAGAAGACACATGACATTGAGATTCGATAGCAAAGGTGGCTTAATCGAAGTTTACGAAGTCATTCGTAATTCAAGGGGGTCAAACCTACCACCAGAAATTAATTTTCTTTACAACTAACAATAATAAAAATGACAACTGACCAAGAAATTTTCAATTCAGAATTACAAAATTCACTCAATCTTGGATTGCTTAAAGACAATGAAGTATTTGATTTAATTGGCTCAATGCTAGTTAGGGTCATGGAAAGGAAGAATGGTCAATTTATTGAGCTGTTAAATACGATGAATAAACCTAGTGATTTGTGCTTTAGGTGCGGATTTGAAAGAAGTGTTTCACTTACTGGCTATAATTATAAAAAGTGTTCTGCTAATGGTGAGGATTTCAATCAACACCTTTTCACACTCGGGCCTAAGCAGTGGAAGGCTAATGTTTTAAATATCCTAAACCCAAAACAAAATGTCTAAACCAAAAAAAGCAGATAAATTTTGCAGCATAGCTAAAATCTTTAGCAATGAACACAACCTTATTTTCTTCAAGGGTACGCCCTACTTATTTAATGAAGGTATTTGGAGGGAGGAGGACAAAGAGAATACGATCGCATGGATTAGTCACGAGTACTCTAAAGCCTATATTGAACCACCCATGAAAAAAGACAAGGCTGAAATGCTTTCAATGATCCAAGATCATACCTACAACCAGTATCGGAAGCAAATTAAATACCTCTCTCAAAAGCAAAACAAGAAAACAGTCAACACTAAGGATGGTGTTTTGAGCCTGAAGGACTATACAGTCAAACCTTATGAGATGGAGGACTTCGCTTTTCATAAGCTACCCTTCAATTATGTCGAAGAACCTAAATGCCCTGTCATGATGAAGTTCCTCACTACTTCGATGGGTTGGGAATGGGACAATGAAAAGGATGAGATCGTAATGAGAGAAGATGAAATTGAGGACTATATGAAAGTCATGCACTTCATTCAAGAGTGGATGGGCTACAGCCTAGTCCCGGGTAACCCTATGGAAAAATGCTTGATCATGCACGGTTCCGGACGGAATGGAAAGGGGAAGCTTCAAGAGATTTGGAAGTACATCATTGGCCCGCACAACGTTTCTTCAGTGGACATCAAGGGCATCAATGATGGCAGTATGATCTTTCAAACAAAGAACAAGCTGATCAATTTCTCATACGATTTGGAGGACGGCCAGCAGCTAGACACTGGGGTCATCAAGTCCGCAATCTCTGGGGAGTCGATGACCGTCAATGAGAAATACAAACCTCAGTATGAGATGGATTTTACAGCGAAGCTTGTGATCGCGTGTAACAATCTGCCCTACATCAAAGACACTGGCTTTGCAATCAAAGAGCGTATTCATTTCCTACCCTTCACTCGCGAGTTCAAACAAGAGGAACGAGACATTGAGCTAGGGGACAAGTTGAAGGCTGAGGCTGGTCAAATCTTCTCATGGGCCATCAATGGCCTCAAGCGCCTTCAAAGACGTGGACACTTCGATGTGCCGGATCGCTGCAAGAAAGCAAACAGAAGCTACATGAAAGACAATGATTCTATTTCAAATTGGATTGAGGAGGACAAGATTAAGCAAGAAGGCTCTAAGTGCAAAAGAACTGATGTCTGGAAAGCTTATAAATACTATTGCCGAGAATCGAATTTCAAGCCTATTGGTAAAATTAAATTCTACAAACAAATGGAGAAGAAATTTTTCCTAGTGAAGACGAACGGAGAATTTTTCTTTGAAGGTTTACAAATTCCTAATCAAACCCTAAGCATGGGTGGAAGCTAATCATGGTACAAAAGAATGAATTACTTGACCGGGAAATAGTCAGAATCCACATTAAGGATGGTCTGCTTGTGCATGAATTAGTTGAAATGTTTTCACCGGTCTATTCAGAGGGTGATATTCATGACCTGCTTGATCGGGATGCTTGGCAGGTAGAAGAAATTTCAAAATTTAAATACAGCACCAAACAATCAGTTCATCTGATGGAAGCGTTCGAAGTATTTGAAGACCTTGTATATGATCTCTGCATGACAAAGATCGTGAAGAATGATGAACGTGATCACTTCAATGAGGTCTTGCAAAAATTCAAGCGTTGGAAGAATGATGAGGAGCTGAAGGTTGAGCAGGCTAAAGAATTTCCAATCAATAATCTGGTTTCTCAATTCTCTTCAGAGGAAAAAGAAATTGGTTTCTACCGAAACATCAAATGCATACTTCATGAGGACAGCACCGCCAGCATGAAGCTCTACCAAAACAATACTTACTATTGCTTTGGATGCAATCAGGGGGGTGACGTCATTGATCTCTTGATGAAAAAGCGTGGTGTCGATTTTATTTCAGCCGTTAAATGGCTAACTAACTCTTAATATTATGAGTGATCAAATTCCAATCAGGCTAAAAGCCTGGGACATTAAAAGAAAAAAAATGCTTGTTCCAAGTGAATTGCAATTTAGGACTGAGGGTGTCTTTTGTTATTTTCAAACCCTCAATTCAAAGGAGTACGCAGACATGGGGACTTATTACAGAAAAAGAAAATTATGTAATCCAGCCCCTGGGTGCGGCAGAGAGCAAGAGGTTATACTAAGAAAAGGTACTGGCCTCAATGATAAAAAAGGAGTTGAGATTTATCAGGGTGATATTATTGAGGTCAGAGGGTTTAAAGCTTTTGTTAAATATGTAAAACATAGAAGTGGCTTTCTATGCATTACTAAAAATGGGGAGCCACAAAAAAGTTGGCCACTCTATCGCTGCTATAAACAAAGTCAAATCATCGGAAATATATACGAAAATCCAAATTTAATTAATTAATTTTTTAAACACTTATAAAATGTCACTAAACCAAAAACAAAGAGAAGCATTTGAACTCATAAAAGAGGGTCACAATGTTTTTCTGACTGGTGCCGCTGGCACTGGTAAATCATATCTTATCCACTACCTCAAAGAACATCTTGAGGATGTAGACATCACCGCCTCAACGGGGATTGCTGCTAACCATCTTGGAGGTCAAACAATCTTTAGTTGGGGGGGCTTCTTTCCAATCAAACCCCTGAAGAGCTATGGCCAAAAAGAACCACCATACATTCGGAAAAGAATTGACCGGTGCAAAGTGTTGATCATCGATGAAGTTTCAATGATTGATGCAAAGTTTCTTGATTACTTGGATGAGTCCTTAAGGCACTGTCGGCAAAGCCCACATCAATCATTTGGTGGGCTTCAGATTATATTGGTCGGGGACTTCATGCAGCTACCCCCTGTTGATCCGGATGGTGATTACTGCTTTAAGTCTGAGGCTTGGGAAAAGGCCAATCTGGTTTCAATCAAGCTAACAGAAATCAAGAGGCAAAAAGACCCACTCATGGCTGGCCTACTTAATCGGATGCAGGTCAATGAGATGTCAGAATATGACATTGATCACTTAAAGAATATGAATATTAATCATGAGTTCAGTGAAGACGTTGTTCAATTATTCCCTCGCAATATGCTTTGCGACAGGGTGAACAGAAGGAAGCTGAATGCACTTGATGGAGAAAGGCATAGCTTTCTGGCGGAAATGCAGGCTGAGCTTGGGGTAAATGAAAAACAGGCTGAGATCGGGATGAAAAAATTTATTAATGATAGCTTGATTGAAAGTAACCTGATAGTGAAGGAGGGTGCGCGTGTGATGATGCTTTCAAATGAACACCTAGAAAAACATTCAATAGCCAATGGAAGCACTGGTGAGATTGTGGATATTGAACCTCACGAGATAACAGTCGCCTTTGACAATGGTGTTTGTATTCCTATAAGCCGTAAGGTTTATGAAGTAAAAATAAAAGACCCTTACACTAGGGATGAAAAAACCATTGGCCAAATTTCTCAATTCCCTCTCAAGCTCTGTTGGGCAATCACGATCCACAAAAGTCAAGGCATGAGTCTCGATAGGATGGCCATTGACTTTGAAGGTATCTTTGCCCCCTTCCAAGCTTACGTTGCATTATCGAGAGCCAGAACTCTTGAAGGTGTACAGATCAAAAACTTTGATCCTAAGTACATAAAGATTGATCAGGAGGCTGTCGATTTCATGCGGAGCATTGAGTAGTAATTTCAATTGCCTAAAAACAACATACAAATCAAAACCAAAAGCAGAGTATGCAGTGAAGGGGATCAAGCGCGCTAGACGCAACGCTAGCAGAAGGGTCTACCTTCGCCCGTACAAATGCCCGCATTGTTCGTTGTGGCATCTTACCAGTACCAAGCAACGCAAGAAGCGAAAATTTTAACCACTAATTACCATGTCCAAAGAAACTAAATACGAAGAGCATCAGTATGAAGAACGTGAGTCTATGCTCATGTGTCCCAAGTGCCGGGACGTTAGAATGAATGAACGATGGCTTCGATACCTAAAACGTCAAACCAAATACGGAATGATCTCACGCAAAACACCAAAGCCCGAAGCTGTTTGGTGTCCAAAATGCAAGTTTGTACTAGGTAGTATTAAACAACCTAAACAAGATTTGCATAGCAAATAGTATTGACCTTTGTATAATTATTTGCTAGAATGGTGTTGTCGAATGAAGAGAACGCCCAGCCGATTGGCAACACGGGCCTAAACCAAACCTCAAGACATTGTGAGACTTCCCCCTTGACTGTGTGAAAATATCCTAATCTGATCTTTAGGAAGCTTATCCAGCTCATCAAGCCCCCGTCAGGGGGGAGGTCTCGCCCTAACCTCCTTGCCCTCCCCCTCCATTTTATTTTATAACCAAGATACAATGTATTACGGAGAGCATAATGCAAATCACTCTAATCTGGATCGAGGCCCGGACATGAGGAAAAAAGTGAGCAGCGAAGTAAACAAAAGAATGAAGAGTGGAAAAGGACTATGTGAAAGACTGTGTGACATCCTTGCAAACAAGGTCACAGTCAAGAGACTCAAAGAGGAAGACCGAAGACGTAAAAAATAACCCAATCAATAATAATGCAAAATTTAAAACTTGGATTTCTAGCATCACTGGCTATTGTCTTAGTGGGCTGCTCGAATCCAACAAGTGAACCAGAGACCTATCAGCCAGATGTGTTTGGAATGTGTAGGTACGAGTGCATGGAAGATGCAAAAGGCACACCTCCAAACGAGCTAGAATTTAAAACATTAGATCAGTGCTTAGCACATTGCTATAAAAATAAAAAACAACAAAATGAAAATTAAAGGAGAGTATGGAGATATTTATAATCTCGAAATCAAAAAAAACAAAGGCAGGGTCAAGATGTTAAAGCCCAATGGAGAAGTAATAAATATCCCTCTGCTAGACATCTACAATATTGTAAAAGCCTTCCAGCTAGAGCAGTCAAAGCTAGAGGCAAATGAGAACCTAGAGCGATTTATCAAAGCTAATCAAAATCTATCATGCAATTAAGAAAAGCAGAACGCCGAAAGGCCAAACTTAGAATCGGAATGTCAGGCCCTGCCGGTTCCGGAAAAACTTACTCAGCTTTGTTGTTGGCAAGTGGAATGGCAAGCTGGGATAAGATCGCTCTGATCGACACTGAAAGTGGTTCAGGTGAATTGTACGCCAATTCAAAAGGTATCGGTCAATACCAATACTTAAGACTCAATCCCAATTACACACCTGAAAGATACATTGAAGCAATCAAGACTTGTGAAGATGCTGGCATAGAGGTTATCATAATTGATTCAGCTACCCATGAATGGGATGGAACCGGTGGCTGTCTTGAAACAGTTGATCAAATCACTCAGGCCAGCAGGTCAAAGAATTCATACATCGCTTGGGGCAAGGTAACTCCCAGACACAAGAAGTTTATTGATGCCATCATTCAATCGCCCTGCCACATCATAACGACCACCAGAAGAAAACAAGACTACGACATGGGGAAGGATGAGCGCGGTAAAACAGTCGTCACTAAAGTTGGTCTCAAAGAGATTCAGCGCGAGGGGTTCGAATACGAATTGACAGTGGCTTTCGACATCGACATCACTCACCATGCAGTTTCAAGTAAAGATCGCACAGGACTGTTTGATGGAGTACCTGAATTCAAGATTGGAAAAGAGACAGGCGAAGCATTAATGAAATGGTCGAATAGTGGAACTGATGCGATTGAAGAGGAGGTTGTTTATGAGCCTGAAGCTGACAATCTGAAAGACCCTGTCACTGCTTTGATGCTTGAAAGACTAAAGAAAAAGTCTGGTGACTCATTAGAAAATTTGAATGAAGTGAGCGAGACCCCCATAAAAGAATGGTCTCACATCACTCAAACGCAAGCTAAAAAATTACTTAAAAAATTAATGTAAAAAGCTATGCCAACAATCAGACAAATGATCAAGGCTTACTCAGAAATGAAGAACCTTGACCTCCCTCCAAAGCAGATAGAGGAGTTGATCGGTTATCAGATATACAGGCGATCAGAGGAAAAGAGAACTTGGTTCTGGAAAAATACTTTCAAATTGTTTAACTGGATTGATGAAAAAAAGAAACTGTCTTCACGTCACTGAAACCATACCCCCACCGGAAGACTTTACTCACTGTGTTGTTTGCCATTTAATTATTAAACCTTTCATGCCTATGAAAAAAATCCTAAAACTGGCCGAAGCTCTAAGCAAACTAAGAGCCGAGGAAAAAGAAATCAAAGAAAAGCTAGCTCCGGTCAAGGAGAAAAAGCTTACCACCCAAGAAAAACTTGTGGAGGCTATGAAGGAAATGGGGCTAAAGTCAATTAAGACTGAGACCCACAACTTCGCCCGCGTTGTCAAAAGAGACATCGCAGTTTATGACCAAGGTGCATTAATCAAAGCACTCAAAAAAAATGGAATGGAACGCGACTATGTACATGAACAAGTCGATGTTCTACGGTTCAAAGGATATGCTAAGCAGCTTCTTAAAACCACTGGTGAATTGCTTGACGGTACAGAGCCAACAGAAAGCGAATACATGTCAATCAAAGCAGCAAAATAATTTATAATTTAATTTACTTACCTTACAAATATTATGAAAAATACTAAACTACTACCCCTTACTTTATTTGCCCTAACAATGGTCTTGGTAACTACTGGTTGCTCTGCCCCCGTGGAAGTTCAAGAGCCACAGGTTGAAGAGCCTGCGGTCGTTGATGAAGCTCCAGCGGAACCAAAAGAAATTCGCTACGGTGACATTGTAGTCAGTGACGTTTGCCAAGCTGAATGCTTTGATGATATGAAAAATATCATTAGCTCTGGAGGAGACCTTGCTCTATGGGATGCTCAAGTTTGCCACTTGGCTTGTGAAGCTGATAAAGGAAACCTTTAATTTTAAGCCCTCCATTTTAAAAAATAACAATAATAAAAATGGAACTCGCTATCAACTTTTCTAAGTTCATAACTATACTGATCGGCTTCGCCTTGCTACTTGTGGCCTTCGGACTGGCAAACAATGGCAAGTGGAATAAGGCAACGTTCGCATTGGTCATGGTTAGCATTATCTGGTCAATCTAATTGGAATTCAGAACGCGGTCATCAAATATTGATGGCCGAATCCTGGACTTCAGTCCAATTTATTTCTTAATCATTATCAAAATGATTTCATACAAAACTTCAGAAGCGCCTACTTTTGAACTGGCTCCTGCCGGAACTCACAAGGCATTTATTGATGGGGTAGACATCTACGATGAAAATCCAAATCAATTAAAACTAATCGTTAAGTTCGACTTGGTTGATCTTGATGGGGTAACTCACAATGAATTTGTGGTTCCTGAGATCATGGAAGGTGACGGCTTCCGTGTGTTTGGTGACCTTGTCGGTCTTGCCAATCCAAACGGCCTACCTCCTCAAGGAGACTTTGATGAGCAAATCCTTGAAGGTCTTGATTGTATGGTGACCATTGTTCACCGTGAAGGTCGTGGGAAACATGCAGGTAAAACTTTTGCCAATGTGCAAAAAGTTGAAGCTATGCCAAAAGAGGAAGCCGATAAAAAAAAACAATAGAAGCCTTTAATGAAGTCTTTGGAGCAACCGACAAGTCTATTGTTTATGCGGTTGAATCTGACAAATCTAAAAAAAGGTTCTATGAAGTGACTGTTCTCGACAAGAAGATTGTAAATTGCAGTTGCAAGGGGTGGCTAGTACACAAGACTTGTAAGCATGCAAAACGCATTCGATACGAAAAGCTAACAGTCAGTCCCGAGCAGAAGCAGAAGGAACGTAAAGAAGCCCAAAAATACGGTAGGCAGGTAGCTGAGCATGTCAGCAAAAACCCTGCCTACCGTCCAGTGAAAGAACGAGTAGAAGAAAATGAAGGACTCAAGGAGTTCATGCAAGCTGTAGCCTAATTTAAAATCAATGCTTTCAGAACTGAAAGAGCAAAGCAAAGTGGTCAATTGGTGTCGAGAAAAAAAGATAAGAGTCAGCGCCACTGCTCAAAATACCTTTACTAAATCATGGAAGGCTATCAATCAAAATAGAATGGCTGGGGTTGTCAAAGGAGTCCCTGACCTCATCATAGTCATTCCACCTCAATACAGATTTAATGGCGAGCATAAAACAATCTTCATTGAGATGAAGAAAGAGAAAGGCGGAGCTGTAAGCAAGGAGCAAAAGGAGTGGATTCATGACTTGGAAAATTCAACCGGTGTTTCAGCCTCTGTTTGTAGGGGCCACTTGCAAGCAATTGAATACCTTGAAACTTTTCTTGAAAAAGAGCCACTCATCGACACAACATTTATAGATAACTTAATCAAGCAATGATAATTAATTTGAAAGCCTCCATTGAAAAAACCAATGGTAGGATCACTCAGAAATTCCTCGCCAAAACTTTAGGTCGCCCAAGACAAACAATAAATAATTGGGTAAGAACAAACTCTTTTCATGATCATGCGAATGATAGATTGATTGGAATCTTTAAAGAAAATGGTGTTGAACCTGAGTACATTTAAAAATTTAAAATAAAAACAAAATGTACATGTATGAAATGATGAAAATCTTTGCCCTCCTCCTGGCTTTAATTTTGTTCATCTTTGGTATTGCTTATTTGGTTTCTTCTGAAGCTCAAGAAAAAAGGAACCTTAAAAAAAGAGAAGAGGCATACAGGGAAGAGATAGGAGCTTTTAAAAAGAGCAAACTAAATCACACCTATGATAAAACTCCTGCATACAAAAGAATGAAAAAGCCCTCCTAGTTTTTTTATTTAAGTATACCTGAATGAAGAAGAACCTCTCCCATCTAGTTTTAGGCAGCTTCGGAATATTATTTTTCTACATCATATTCTTTGATAGCTATATGGATCAATGTACAGGGGGCAATGATTTTGCGGTGAATGTATCGACAGCAATCACACTTATATTTTTTTTGTCAGCTTTAACACTAGCCATTAAAAACTTAAAATGAATTTGAAAAAAACCATATTATTGTTGGTGTCATTTGTGGCAGCCTACTTAATTTTCTTTGGGGTTTTAAAATACATGCTCTATAATTTTGTCGATTTGTTTGGCGTGGTTTTTTAAAACTCAAAAAGCCCAGCCAGCCTTCAGTGGTATGGGTGCGCTTTTTTTTTGTTTCTCTAGCTAGTGAGTCAGCTCAAAGTTAGATTGCCCTGACATTTTTATAGCTTGCCGGATACTTAAAAAATATCAGAAAATTTCTGATTCGACAAGTCTTGCTAGAAGATAGGAAGCCGCTAATAAAAAAAGGATCAAATAAATGAGCTTAGACAGTTTCTTTTTTCTTTAGAATGGTTTTACCCCCCGAGTAAACTCCGGCAGCACTCAGGCCTACCACTAGCCCAGATTCTAATGCTTGATAGGAAAAGCCCCCATCATACATGAAACTAAGGGCAGCTCCGAAGATTAGTGCAAATAATGGCACTGATTTTTTTAAAGCTCGAACGAAAATATTGTCTGTATTGACAGAAGGCAGAAGCATTTTATAAACTTGTGTTACCCCCATAGTCAAACTGATCATAGTCACGAGAGCTGCATTTAGGTTAACATCTAATTCCATTTTATTGTGAGTTATCTTTTAATGTCGCACTTTTTTTGGACAAGGCTTTGCAATGTTTCTGTATTTTTTTCGATGTATTTATTTTGTTGCATGATGTTAGTCATGATCTTTTCATAGATTTGTTTTCGTTCGTTTGCCCAATCCTTCCTTTCCTCCTCGCTAGATTTGTAATGTTCTTGTCTTTCTTTTTGTGATTCTTTGGTAATGTGAAAAGCAAACCAAATCATCGCCCCAGCGATAGGAACCTGTGAAAGTATTTGGCCTAAGTCAAGAGTCATGGGATTCATTATTTTTTAGATTTAGTTTCTAGCATCTCAGCAACTTCAGCAAGAGTTTGTTGCTTGTATTCTTTCAACAAAGCATTCACCCAGCCCATGATTTTTTTAGCAAGTCTAAATAAGAAGACGGCAGTTCTACCATCTTTTTCAAAGGATGATTGAGCTGTCATAATCTCATGCTGAATGTTCCACTCCCAAGCTTCACGTCCCCATTCAGGAATATCGTCAGGCACATCATGCGTGAAGAAGGCTGTTGGATTGATTGCTTTTGATCTAAGGTTGGAACCTTTTCTAATTTCGAAATGCAAATGATCGCGAGTTGATAGTCCTGAATTACCAGCAATACCTAGCTCTTGCCCAACCTTCACCGTGTCACCAACAGAAACAAAGCACTCAGCCATGTGGCCATAGAGCGTGTAATATTTTGCACCGCCCTCTTCAAATTCAATCACACAATGCACACCATAGCTTGAGCCTTGCTTTCCTGTTTTGTAGTAAGTGTTACCAGTCGAAGTTTTATCGACCTTGATCACCTTGCCTTCAAGAGCAGCCAAAACCTTTTTGTCCTCAGCGTTTTTATATTGCCAAGTTCTAAAATCAACGCCATGATGCCAGTCACTATATAATTCAAATTTATTGCCAAACTTTTGACTGATTGACGGAGCGCCTTTAATCGGAAAAAGTAATTCCATGTTAGAAGTAGTTAGAGGATGAATTGAATATTCTCATTAATGTGGTCGCATTTATTGCTTGCCCCACTGGTTTACCTGAGCCTTGGATTTCCATCGTACCATTTGGCCCAAGTGAATACACTCGACCCGGCTCAAGTCCTGTTTGATTGTCGTCTTTCAAAGGGTTGATGGTAATCTCATCATCCAATACCCCGGCTTCATCTGCCCAACCGATAAAATTATTGATGTCAATTTTATATTGAGTCACATAAAAATTACTATTCCTTCTTTTGACAGGGTCAGCAGTCAGGATATAAGGGGTCTTTTCTTCACTGTCTTCATACAAAACATCAGTGCCATCAACATACCCAAGCACAATTGGAGTTTGAACATGAGGGATGGGATCAGCGCCAGAGTAATCAACAAAAGCAAATTGCATAAATACCTGCCCCCCACTTTGTAAATCAGTATTGGCATCATAATATTCACCTGCCCAATAAAGCTCAGCAGTAGGATCATTGATTGCTTCAAGGACTATGCCCCAAACATCGTTATCAAATTTTGTAAGCCTTCCTCTGTATCCTGATTTTTTAGAAGTCATTTCAGTGGAAGTTTCAACACCCTGCGCCACAATGGCGGGTGTTCCAACAGAAGGAGTGACACCGTCCACTGTCAAAGCACAAACATTTAAAGTGTTGTCTCCATCATCCGAATAAAGGATCAGATGGTCATCGACATCATTCTGCTCAATCTGCATGTAATCAATCGTTCCTGTAATCAAACTTCCAGCCTCAGTTTCTAAAGTTAGGGTGGTGGTGTTTACTGTCTGGGTCAAGATTCTAGCATCAAGATCATTGGCAGCGCTATTTTCATAAATTGCAATCACTTGCTGTTCGTCATTGTAGGCTAGATCAAAGTAGCCTGAACCATTTGTTTCAATCGTATACTCACCACTTTCAGATGTGTTTTGTACACACCTGGCTTTTAATTGATTACTGGTTGATGACCCTTGATAAGCTACAACAATATGGTCTGTACCAGATTTTTGAACTGGGCAGGCCACAGACCGATTATATCCAGTTGTACCAGTGTCAACATCATTTTCAGTTCCAAGTGTGATGGTCGTTCCTGAAATGGTAACTCGCCTTGATTTCACATAATCAGTTGGCGCATCATTAATTATCCAGGTGAAATAAGCTATTCCAGAAGAAATTATTGCCACACCACGCTTCGGATCGTATTGCATTGAGCTAATTGAGTTTTCAACATCGACCGTAACGTTTGATCCAAATGTCCATCTGCCATTAGCGACTGTTCCAACCTTAGCTTGAATATACCAATTGGCAGCTACAGTGTCATACCATGACCAAGTGAAAAGCCACTTGTCAGTGTCAAGTCTATGAGAGGCAATTTTATTCCATGACTTGCTGCTATCAGCATCAAAGCTGATATTCAAAGCTGAAGTTCCATAACTATCAATTTCTAAGTCTTTTGCGTCCGAAGTTTTATAGGCCTTTCCATCAATCCACATTCGAAGCGGATCACCAGCAGCAACAGCTTCACCTAGTGGTGCTGTGACTGTTGGCACGATTGCACCAGAAGCAAGCTTGTATTCAACGCCATTGTCATCAATAACGTATGGCCCATCAGTTTTAAAATAGAATCCCCAATTGTTCGAAGCTGGTGTGGAAGGAGTTGTGATTTCTTCGGCAACGACAACACCATCTTTCAATAGCCATGTGTCTATGGTGACACCGGCGTCGGCTGTTTTTTCTGTGATCGTGTCTGTAGTGATAGAAACAGCATCAAGATTTTTTACGTTATTAATGTCTGGAAGTTCACCTTGAAAATCAATATCACCAGCAGCCACCGTTGCGTCCTGAGTGATGTCGGCCAACCTTACCCAAAAATAATTGTCACTTGTTTGTGAATCGATTTGACCATCAGTTAAAGGAGAAACGCCTACGCCCTCCACATAAACGATGTCAAAAACACCAGTTCCATCTTGAGGGTTGGGGTTGCCATCCTGAACATTTGCCTTTGGTACGGCTGCTATGATGGCCCCGATGTTTCCACCGGCTCCGGTAACAGTCACAACCTCAGTTGCATTGCTTTCAGCAAACATTTTAAAGGTCTTTGTGTCAGCAGTTCTTTCAACTTCAATCAGACAGATACCAGCAGCCACATTCACAGTGTCATCTTCTGGGCCTTGTGGGGTAACTGCAAAATGACCGGGTGCTAAAATTCCCGGAGTGAGGGATTCAGAAAACCATTGATTTACATCATAGTCTTGAACTTTATTTTCCCCGTTGAGTAAGCAGATTCTTTTAGCCATAGTGCTTTAATTATACATGAAATAAAAAATGTTAGCTAATCTCTAGCTGGTTTACACGCTCCTTTAGATCGACAATATCATCAACCACATTCTTTTCTTCGACCGCTGTCTTAGAAAATTCAATGTTTAATTCAAGGCTGTTGTCAGTGGTTTTATTACTGATTTTTACCACCTTGAAATTTTCATCAACTGCGAGAAGATCGGAGCCTGTGTTTATATAAATCGGGACAATATCACCGATGTCGATGTCCTTGAAGGTTAATCTGGTTGTGTTCGGTGTGATCTTGTGGAATTGAACACTTTCTTTGTGGAGTTCTAAATAATTTGTAGTATGTCCAGACAGGCCAGCAGCAGCAGTGGTGTCAAATGATTTCACTTTTTCTATTCTGCCTCGCGTAGCAATACTGCCTGCGTCTGTAGCAGTGGCAAAATTACTACTACTTTTACCAAGAAGTGCATTAGCCAAGTCCTTTGAATCAGTTGTGACTATAGCTTTCAGAATTGAATTTTCAGTGGGGTTGTCTATGTCATATCTGAAATCAAGGTACTCTTCTGTTTGTGGTGTCGTTCGATCAATACCAATACTTTCTTTGAATTGAAGCTTTCTGTTTTTTACCTGCCACTCGCCATTCACATCAACAGATAGGTCTTTCAAAATCTTCATAAAGTTTTCCCCTCTCTTATATTCTTTGTCTACATTGTCGGTGAGAACATCTTCTAAATCTAGCGTAATACCCATGTCATCCTTCGCATTCAAATCTGAAAGAATGTTAGAAAGGGTTGTATTCACTGGCTCATTCACTGCTGTGTAATCTGCATCAAACAGAATACGATTTTCAAACAGATAACCAAAGTCACCCATCATTACTTCAACCCCTTCAAAGGTTGCGTCATATCCACGAATCACCCCCTCAAAAACTTTGTATTCCACATTGTCAATTTGCTCGTAAATATCCACACGATTGAACTCCTGAAGATTCGCCTTGGTTGCATCCGGGTCATCGTAACGAATAAAGAATGAAGCAGTCCATCTTTTATTGATCGTTTTTGAATAGGTCAAATCTCTTGGATTGATTATTTGAGCTAAGACACTATCACTCTTATCGCTGATTTTTACAACATATTGAAACATATTTTTTAGATAAAGGTGTCAGGCCATTCAAACAAAACATCAACAGCAAGGCCATCACCGACACGCTGAAGATCATCACGAACAATGAACTGATTATTGCCAGCTTGGACATACTGATAAATGGAACCAGTGATTCTTGACCCGCTTACATTCTCACCATTAAGAGTGATCAAATTGTTTTTGGTGTCAATGATAAGAACATCCCCTTGAGCCATTTCTGTTGTGATTCCAACATAAGAATCTGTAGCAGTATTCACCACTCTCATATTGGGGCCAGTGGCTTCATTGGCAGTGATGGTTGTTTTTAATGGCGCTGGCCAGTTACCACCATTCATTACGTTCGCAACATAGCCATAGGTATCAAAGGCTACAGGAAATTTTGTTGGGAAAGAAATACCTCCATAAAAACCTTCTTCATGAACTTGCTGATTTTGAATTTTACTTTCATAATAAGATTCTTCTGAAATTAATTGAGCTTGCCATCTGGTTTCAGTGAAGTCACCAAGAGTGGTGTCATAGGTAGGCATATTTAGAATCTTTGCCCGGATCACATAGTCATTCCCATCATCGCCTTCAAATTCGAAATCGTAAAAGCCTCTATTATCTGGCCCCGGAAAAGCTTCAGGTGCAAAGGTGTTCACAATAATCTGTCTCAAAGCTTCTCTTTCTGGTCTGCTGTTTGCACAAATCAAACCCTGAATATCAATTACTCGCCCCCTCATGAACGTTGGACTCACCTCTATACCATGAGTACCCTGACGATTCTTTTGATCGTCAGACGTAGCGACATTGGCCCACCGGCAAGCTTGTATAGCAATACCCTGACCATTTGGTCGATCAAATTCATTGTCTGAAAAACTTTGCCCCCGATATGTAAAATTTAATCCTAGCATCTACATCATCCATTTTAAGCGATAAAATGCGGCCACAGCATCGACATCATTATTGACGACTTGATGAACAGTAACCTCTTTCTGATTATTGAAAATAGTGTCACCCATAGGTGCTTGTTTTGTACGAACAGCTTCAAGACTTTTAATTACGTTCGGCATGCCCCGAGTCATCCAAGCAGGTACAACATACTCATTGGCATGCACATCACCAACAACATCATCATCATGGCCCATCGGAGTTCTTCCACCCTCTGCAAATTGAACATCAGAACCTTCAGCCAGCCCCCCTTCTTTTCTGCCAGCAGCACGTTTAGCAGCAGCCAATCTATTGTAAAGCTGGATCAATCTGTTCACACTTTCAGTGGTTGCCTTCTCCCTCTTTTTCAATTCATTGGTGACCGACTGAGTGAATCGAGCATCTTCATCTGACAGAGTAAGAATGAAATTTTCATACTCTTCTTGCCTTGCTGCCAAGCTATCTTCAAGGGCAACCTTGCGTTCTTCAAGCTGAGTCAACTCATCATTGTAAGCTTCTTCTCTTGCTGTCTTCTCAGCTTCATATTGCTCAATCAAAGCCTCAAGTGGATTGAGAGAGGCCACTCGCCTTGCTTCTTCTAATTGCTCTGCGGTAAGTATTCCGCTTTCTTCAGCAGTTGTGAGAATGGCTTGCTGCTCAGCGAGCTTTGCTTGTAATTCGAGAAGCTTCTCTTGGTTCTTGATTTGATCTTGTTGTGCCTTTTCTAATTCGCGAGTAGCCTCAGCGCCTTCAGAAGTTGCCTGCCTGATTCTTTGTTTAATCTCAAGAGCTTCTTTTTCTTTTTGATTTATTTCTTCTTGAAGCTTAGTACTGCCTTCCTCAGCTCCTAAAACAATATCGGTAGCCTTGCCTTCAAATTGATTCTTTGCAGCTTCGCTTGCCTTCTCAAATGAGCTGGTAAGTTTGTTGATGTCAGACTCAGTTTTGGCAATTTCTTTTCTGATCTCTTCTTGAGATTTTTGATTTTCTTTTACGAAATCCAGAACAGCATCTTCAGCCTCATCATAAGCATCATCAACAATTTTTCCAAGCTCTTCAAAAGCTTTGGCGAAATTCAAACTTTCTTCAACTTCTTCTGCTTCTCCAATCAAACCTTCTGCGAATCGGTTCATGGCATCAAGAGCCTCTGGGCCACCATCGTCGATTCCGAGCAAGAATCCTTCTGCTGTATTTTCACCAAACTCTTTAAACACCTTGGAAGGTGAAGCTATTCCAAACAACCCTTTAAAACCATTAAGCAACCTTTGACCAAATTCATTCATAGCATTAACAGCGGATTGAATTTTACTTTTGATTCCATTGACTAGGCCATTGACTATGTCCTTACCAAAGCCAAGCATTCTACTTGGTATGTCCTTAACCGAATTAACTATTTTAGTCCCCACCTCCTGAGCAGTGCTAGCAAGCTTACCAAAGAAACTTCTTATTCCGTTTATAATATTGCTCATAACATTTCCAGCCCAAGCAAGCATTCTTCCCGGCAATGCTTTCACTCCATTCCAAAAATTGACAGCTATGTCAGCAGCTCCACGAGCAACTGAAGGGATTGTAACAGTGAAGAAATCCTTTATAGATTGCCACATGTCATGCCAAAATTGCTGCCATCCAGTTAAGATTTCATTTGTACTTCTATCAAAAACTAAGCCCTGCTCTTCGGCCATTGCCTCAACTTGAGCGACGACACCCTCAGCAGATGCCTCAGCTTCTTCTATTAATCCGTCTCTTTGCTCTTGCGCTAGTCTGATGGCTTCATCAAATTGCTCTTGGTTTATTGATCCTACTTGGTCTCTTTGAACGGTTAATAGGGCAACGGTTTCTTTATATTGCTCATCGGCAGCAGCCACAGCTTCATCTTTTGCAGCCACAGCCTCTTGAGCTATTTGAGCGCCTTGTTCTGCTGCAATGTTTCCAGACTCCACCTTAAGCAATTCTTGCAATGCTAAAATCTCAGTTACCTGTTCATTCGTAGAAAGCAATGCTGCATTTGTTTGCTCTTGGTTTAATTGATCAAGCTCAGCCATTAATTCCTGTTTGTTTTCTATTGTGTCTTGATTCTCTTGATTTAAAATTTCTGATATTTCTTTGATTCTTTCGACTCTCTCCTCAGCAGCAATTTTTTCATTTTCAGCAAATTCCAAAGTCTTTGCACTTGCCTCATCAAAAACTTCAGAAGTTAAAATTCCAAATTCTTTTAATTGCTCTAGCCCTTGAACCTGAGCTTGTGCGAACTCATCAATAGCATTTACAACTTGGTTTCTCATTTCAAGTGCATTGTTCACTACTGTTTCCCTCATTTCAGATGAAAGCCCCTCTCCTGTCAATTTCATTTCAAGCATTGCCTTAGAAGTCTCTTGTGACATGTCAACGATATTAGCCACCGTTTCATTACTGGCCACCAATGAATTTTCTTCGATCTTTTCCATGCTTGTTTTCATGGACTCTTGAACTGCCTCTATTCCAGCTTTGAATAAATTCACTGCACCTTCAGCGAGAGCAAAGGCATTTGGAAAAGTGCTTTCCAAAAAGCCTGCCACCTTATCCAAATTTTTAAATAGCAAGGTGGCGCCCACAGCGATTGCAGCAAAAGCAGCAGCATAAGGGAGGAGTGGAAGAAGGGCTAGGGCTGCTGCTCCTGCCATACTCCAAAGAGCAGGAACCATCAAGCCAGTTATTGCACCGGCTACCCCTGCTAAAAGCAACTTATTTTCAGATAGGAATGTGGCTAATTTAATCACCCCTTCAATCACTGGCCCAATTAAGCCAGCAGCAAAACTAGCTAATCCAGAAAGCACATTGGCAATTTCTTCTGAGTTTTCAGAAAGCACATTATTCAAACTACCAACAGCATCAGAAAGCCCGGGCAACGCCTCATTCCCAGCCTGAATTAAAACAGCATTGAATTCATTCTTTAGGATTTGCGCTTGATTCTTTAATGTTTTTTGCTGTGTTTCAAAAGCTTCATCAACTGAACTTATTCCATCGGTCAAATCTTCCATCGTTCCAACGAATGCTTCATTCTGAGAACCCAACAAGGCAATAGCAGCACCCCCCGCCTCAGCAGAACCAAATAGATTCTGAAGTTCAACCTCGCTTAAATTACTTTCCAATTTTAGTTTTTCCAACGTTCCAACAAAACCATCAGTTTCAACAGCAGCTTTTACATTGCTAATTCCTATACCTTCAAATGCTTTATCTAATTTTGTGCCTTCTTTATTTAATTCGATGAAGGCAGCTTTTAATTGATTTTGTGCAACGGATGCTGGAAGCCCGGAAGTAGTCAAGGCAGCAGTGGCAGCCTGTAATTCTTCGAAACTCACCCCGGCAGCATTTGCAATGGGGGCAACTTGTCCGAAACTTTGAGCCAGTTCATCGATGGTAGTCTTACCATTTTTTACTGTTTCAAACAGGATGTTTGAAACTTGACCCGCTCGGTTCGCGTCAATTTGGAATGCGTTTAAAGAAGATGTCAAAAGATCGGAAGCTGAGGCGGTACTACCCAGCCCAGCAACTCCAAGTTTGGCAGATTGTTCAAGCACATTCATTGCCTGTGATGTGTCGGATATACCAGCAGAGACAATTCCATAAAGCGATTCTGACAGAACAGAACCATCAACAGGAACATTTTTGCTTAGCTCTAAAACCTGATTTCCGAATGCTGCTATTTCCTGTTGGCTTTGCCCAAGTAGAGTATTCACATCAGACATGTTTGACTGGAAGTCAACAGCCTGCTTTAGGGCCACCCCACCCAAAGCCGCACCGGCAGCCACTATGCCACCGGCGAGCTTCGCAACGGATTTACTCAAGCCTAAAGCTTGGTCATTCATGCTAAGCATGGACTTGTTAAAGCCTGCTCCCTTTTTATCGGCAGAATCAAAATTCTGCTTCAGATCATCAACAGCTTTGCTGGTGTCTTTGAGAGTTTTCGCCGAACCTTGATCGTTTACTTCAAGGTTATATTTGAGGGAGCCAACGTCCGTCATATAGAAAAAGAAAATAACAAAAAATTTTGATTATTATTGTTGTTATTATTCTTTTTCTATAAGCCTCTTAGGCTAGTTTTGTGATTTGTTGTTTGAACATTTTCATAGAAGTCTCCATGCCGTCCCTCTTATTATACCTTATAGCATCTTGACGATTAAGCATTTTATTCTGCTTTGCTCCGTCTTCCGTCTTCCATCTCTCAAGGTAAAACATGTAATCTTGGTACATTTGAAATTGAAACCAAGGCATCTGCATTATCTCCTTATGAGAAAATGCCCCCTTATAAAAGTTCATGAACTGGGCTATGGCTAAGCCTAAGCGGTAGTAGTCGCATTCACCGCCACTTCCGCCGTGGAGTTGCCAAGCCCCTCTCCTAAACCCATTCCTTCCTTTAGAAGAAACTTGAAGACTTGATTAATAGCAGCAGGTGGTAAACCAGCCAACTGACTTCTTTCAAGTTCTGGGTTGTTACCCTCCAAAACAACCATCATTTGATCAACGATATTGTCATAGAGAATTGACTCATCAAGGGTTTCGCCCTTTTCCTCAACTTCTTTTTGCTTTGCTTTTAGCTCTTGACCAAGGGCTTTTGTTTTGGCCATTTGCTCAACTGTAATTTTCCCAACTCGAAGAGTTAGGTCTTTGCTGATTTTCACTTTTTGAAAAGTGTTTAGATAGGTTTCGACATCGAGCATTCGAACACCATTATCTTCTTCAATAACATTAATCATAATATTGATGGGTTACAAGGGAGGGGTGGCTTGCCCACCCCTCATGAATAATTTTTAACTAGACAACTGATTGTTCATCAGTGATAGAAACAATGGTTCCCTCTAGCTCAATTTCAACTGTTGAAACATCATCTGCTTCATCAGCCAAGAAAGGTACAGTGGTGGGAGTGATGTTTGTCACGTTTGACAAATCAACGATGAAACGTTTTCCGTTTTCATCCGTATTTGTGATACGAGCCACTTTTTCAACTTTGGTTCCAAAGTCATTGAATGTTACATCCTTACTTGCGTTTGGAGTGTAATCGTAATCAATGGTAAGGTCTTGGGCTTCGGTGGTAGCATTAGTACCATCGACTATTGTGACAACACTATTACCTTGTCCGTCAAGACCGACAAAGTAGTCATCACCAGCAGCCAATACACCATCGACTGAACCGGTTACAGAGTTGACAGTGATGACAGTGCCATCACCGTTTTGATTCTCAATGATTACTGGACTATTGAAAGACCAAGCACCATCAAGAACAACTTGCTCAGCACCGGGGACGAGAACGCCTGCTGTAGTCCCTAGAATAACCAACCCATCATCAATGATGCTGTAGGTTGTCATGTCGAACTCAGCCAATTGGAAAGTGAAAGAAGCAGTGAGGCCCTTTTTGAATTTCTTGATGTTCTCGGTATTGTCAAAAGGAATGACAACGTTCTCAACCTTTTGGTTGAAAGACATACCACGAAGAGCACCAAGGTTAACCAAACTTAGAGTGTCGGCTCCGACTTCTAATTTAGTTGATCCAAAGCGGATTGAACTCTGCTTCTGTATACTGGTTTGAGGCATAGCTTAAAGCTTTATGGAAATAAATTTAAGCCCTTTCAAAGGCTTTGGGTGTGTGTGTAAGTAATCTTTTAGCATAGGTTTCAGGGACATCCACAACTTCGCCTTCTCTTGCCATTGTGCCATCCCAGAGCATGAAGTTCCTCAATGCTCTTAGTTTTAATTTTCCGTCTTCTTTTTTTTCAGCAGTTTTTGTTTTCGATTTTCTTTTCCTTCTTTTCTTTTTTTTAGGCTCCTGTTCAACCATCTCATCGACATCAGGCATTGGTTCAGCTTGTTCAGGCAGAACATCATCAGGAGTTTCTTCTTGTGTTTGATTATCAATTTCTTCAGTCATGATTTTAAAGGTTAGTTTTAAACATTGTCCCCAAAATATTTAAATCTGATTTCTATTGGAAAGTAATAAAGATCATTATCGGGGTCTCTTGATTCAAAGTCATTAACACTATAAGTATACTTTATTTTTCTCAGATTGGCCAGATCGCCCTTGAATCTATCAAGCAAAGCAATGATGTCATTTTTCAAATCAACAGCATCGGAGTATTTTTTAGCGATAGCATTAATTTGAAAAAGGGGAAGTTGAACATCGATAAATTTTAAATTTGGAAGATTGCTTACTTGGCCAAAGCTAACATAAAAGTCGGCCCCTTCTTTGAGTGCTTTGTCTGGTACTCGAATTGGATAAATATGATACTTCCCACCACCTGCATCAGTCTTCGTTGAAATAGCTGGATCATCTTTTAGGGCGCTGAAAAGTGCTTCTTGTATGTTGGCCATTATTTAGGTAGACGGTTAGTAAGTAAATTTAGAATTGGTCTGGCGCTCTCATCCGCACCTTTTCGAAACATCCCACGCGGTTTCATTCTACTAGTCCCGTATTCAACGAATGGGGCATACTCAACTTTGGTTTCAACAGCGGTTTTATAATTGGTTCCAGATCGTATGACTTGCCCAGTTGGACTAATTTCTGCTCGAAGGTTACCGGTAAGTACCGGGGTGTTTTTGGCAATGTTTGTTGCCAACAATTCAGCACCATCCTTCAAGCCATCTGCAACCCCTTTGCCAATTGCATTAGCCACCTCTTCAAATTTGTTTGTGTAGATTACAGACATTAGTTTACGATTTCACATTTAAGTTCCCAGTGGTGCTGAGAGGAATCCTTTTGAGCTTTCAATACTTTGTACTTCACGCCATCGACCGTGATCTCATCATTATCAATCACATCCTCTTCGGGCAGTGCGTAGATTGTATAGTCCGCCAGAACATACGAACCTATCCCTCCTTTCACCAAGTCAATATTTCTTTGGTTAATATCTGTTTTTTGAACTCTGCATTTAAAATCGGCCTGAATAACCTGCCATGTTTTTTCCTCTTCACCAAATGAATTCTGTGTTTCTGTATATCTGGATTGAGAACCCTGTCGATTTAAAAGAGATGTGAAGCTCATTATTATTTATTTTGAAAGAAATCTTTTTCGGCTGTTCATTCTAGAGTTTGGAATTCTAGTTTGAATCTTTAATTGACCATAGCTTTTGACATAGCCCCTAAGCATTGAAACGGCGCGACCCCCCAAGAACCTTTGGGCGTAAAGCGTTTCATTCATATTGCCGGCGCCCTGAGTCTGCTTTTTATAGGTGTAGTCTCCAAGCTTTTCACTCTCCATAACTTCTTCACCCAAGTCCACTTCAGAAGGCGCACCCATCAGAAACACATTTTCAAGACCATACAGAGCTGCTTGAGTGACGCGATCCGGTATTGGCGGGTAAGCAGTAGGTGAAGCAATTTCATCTTCATTGTCATCTCTCACCCGAGGGAACATTAAGAGCTGAGAAGTCCCAATGGTTGTACTGGCCTCAGAGTCGTAATATCTTTTCCAGTAACCACAAACAACATCAATGTAACGCTCCACCTCACGAATCATTTTTTCAACATTGGCATCTGCTTCATTGACCAATGTGGCCACCCTGCTTCTTTGTTTAACCTGACGAACAGTAATATATCTGATTGCATTCCTAGTGTTTGGCTCAGATCGTTTGTAGTAATTCACAGTGATTGAATCCTCGGCTTCAGGAGCATAATCGAAAATAACTTTATTATTCTCACCATCAAGAGACGACTCACGGAAGTCATAAAAAAGCTTTCCATTATATACGATCTTCAAAGTCCCTGCTTTGAAATTGTTGACAAGGGTGAAATCCGTTTCTGATCCATCACCTGTGATTACTTCGTTTTGAATGTAGTTGTTCATGGTTTAATTATACCTATAAAGTATTGATTTTAACAGGCACATCATTCTCTTCGAGGTAGGCGATGCGATCCGCCAGAACAATGTGCTGCTGCTTTGATGAAAGAAATTCTTTAAATAATACACCCTTCTCTTGAGATATTTCGATTGGCGGCTCACCTACCCAACCGATTAAATACCCGTCTTCATTCTCTTCGAACATGATTATGGATTTGACACTAAGCGCCAACTCATCATTTATTTTTAGAAGGTTTCCGTCGATGGTCATCAGCCATTCAAATTCACCTTCGGCCAAACCCACTTCATACCCATTCGATAATTTTATACACCATTCAGCATTCACATACTTAATAGAAACGATTGCTTCACTGCTGACGGTGGTTGAATTTGCAAATTGAATTAACATAGTTTATAGACGATACATATAAATAAAGGCAAATTCCCGCCCATAAATTTCCGATGTATTTATGTACTGAAATCTGGCTTGTTCGTAGGTAGTATCGGCTAGGATGGCTCCACCCAGAGACTGAGAATTTTTTGAATAGAAGACGCCCCCAAGCTCTGCAAACAGAGAAAAGGTTGTTGAAATGGGCAGTGTCATTCTAAATTGTGTGTTGATGTTTGCTGAAATTGGGTTGATATAAACACGTCCGGAAACAGTGACCATGTCACCCACTCGCATATAGCTAGCAGAGTTAACCGTTCCAAATGATGAAACATTCGCTGTGTTTGTAAATGTGGGCGTGTAAGTCCCCTCCTCAATATCCAGCGTGTCGCGAGCTGCTTCAGCATTGGAATCATTTAAAAGGGTTCGAATAAATGAGGTCAAAGTCGTATAGCTCATTGACTCGAATCCGTTGAAATATGGAAGCCTATCAATGCCTGAACTCAATCCAGCTAGAGCTGTTAGATTCCCATCTTCATCTTGCTTGTCTGGAATATCGAACCCATTCAAATCAAGATTACCACCAAGCTGAGGACTGGTGTCCTCAACAAGTTCAAAAGTCGGTGATGGCGGGAAGTATGGCATCTTAGGTGAATTCAGTTATTCTTGCAGCTCCGGTTGCGGTGTCAGATGTCCAAATGCCATCAACGATTCCAGTATATTTAAATGGTAATTCGAGATAGCCCCTTGGCTCGACCGGCAACATAAAGCTGGTTGTTGAAGCTGTAGCCCCACACTTTAAATAAAGTGTGGCAGTTGAGTCATTGTAGAATGTGGCTCCTTTTCTGTTTGAATTAGCAGCCAGAAGAGTTGTGCTGACTGCCGTGTCATTTACAGTTGAGGTTGTGCCTGTATCAGAGTCCCCACCTAAAGCTGCAATGATGTCATCTTGCTTCGCCTCTGTCGCTGGGGCAGCTATCAGTTTAGTTAGGATAGCTGCAAGGGTGGCTTGAGTTGCAAAGTCATTGCCATCAATAGACTGCAATTCAGTAATCACATCATCTTGTTTCGCCTCAGTAGAGGGATCAGCAATGATCTTTGCCAAGATGGCAGCTAGTGTTGTTTGAGTAGCGAAATCTTCACCATTCAAACTTTGCAATTCTGTAATTAGATCATCTTGCTTCGCTTCGGTAGAAGGCGTTGCAATCAGTTTGGCTAGCACAGCAGCCAAGGTTGTCTGGGTAGCAAAATCTTTTGCAACTAATGATTGCAATTCTGTAATGGTGTCATCCTGTTTTGCTTCGGTAGAAAATCCAGTAATGGCAGCTGGGGGGGTAAGAGCAAGGACTTGATCATCTGGTAGCGGATAGCTCTCAGGAAAGTTCAAGACGTTTACATCCCCACCCCCTCCGCCACCTCCGAAAGTCACAGGATCACCATTAACATCAAACACTATAACCCTAATTGGAAGATTGCTTTCGTAGGGCAGCATGTTTTAGTAGGTTGCAATTATTTCATAATCAACTGTGCTTGCACTTGATTGAATGGTAATTGTTTCAGCGCAAACAGGCAGAAACAACGGCGTACCGTATTCAATAGTAAAAAAGTCTGCCCCACCATCAAGAGAGACCTCAAGATCATTTGTACCGGTCGTATCACGATTTTGAATCATAATACCAGTACTCAACTTCTTTACACCGCCTGCTGCAATGTCTACATCGGCAGGGGTAGTTGTAGCCGTACCATTCAAATGAACAGGTAGGCCACCAGAAGAAGCAACCCTTCTCGGGCTATTTTTTTCTGATTCCATAATTAGAAATGGTTAAAATTACTTGGCCCGGCTTTGTTTTGGAGCGCTGGCCTTTTCTCCTGTTTTGTTTTCTTTTTGTTCTGCTGGATTAGCTTCAGCTTCAGCTTTTTCTTTAGCCTCTGCTTCTGCCTTTGCCTTTTCTTCGGCCTCTTTCTTAGCTAATTCTTCAGCTTCTTTTTTAGCTTTGGCTTCTGCCTCTGCTTTCTTTTTTTCTTCTGCTTCAGCATTAGCTTTTTCTCCTTTCGCTTCATCTAAAATCTTTTGTGCTTCAGCCTCAGCTTCATCATCAAGTTGCTTGTTTCGACTTCCACGAATATCAAGCCCTGCTTCATTCCCTTTATAAAGACAAATGTCATCTGGGAATTTTTGAATAAGCATAGCCGTTCTTTTTGCAAGTCTAGGCTCTAGCTCTTCATTGATATAAACAACACCGTGAGGTAGTACAGTGAATTGATCGGCAGCGATTGCGCTGGCTTTGACGAATACTTTCATAGTTTTAGTTGTAATTAATTTTATAAAAACTCAAGGCCCCGACTAGCGAGGCCCCGAGAATTAAAGAATCTAGGTGATTCCATAGATACGCGCGAAATCTGTCGCTGTATCTTTGAGCTTCAAAGTGAACTGACCTTGAAGAGTTTCTTCAAAGGTTCGGCTATTCCCCGGTTCAGGAGCATAGCGTAGAGTGTCATCTTTAAACCACATCTTGCCCATTTTCTTTGTGTTCAAGATGTAGGCTTCACCATGTGCATGACGAAGCAAAGGATCAGCGAAGATCGCAAGGCGACCAACAGCTTCACCTTCATAGAAGTCAACAAGAGTTCCAGCAACTTTTTCAAGGCGATCAACACGAGTTTGAACACCAGCAGAAGCAGTTGAATTGAATCCGTTGATAACACTTTTCACGTCAGCAGAGCAAAGGATAACATCAGGAGTCCCACCACGTTTAGCAACAAGCAAAAGAGTACTCTTAAGGATTGCTTCAGTGAAAGGCCCAGCAGCATTCACATTGATGTTGTCCGCACTTCCGGCAAGGAAGAAACGAATACCACCAGTAGAACGTGGAAGGGTTTTTGAACCTGCGTCAGCCACACCAAACAAACAAGAGTTGTTCAGCTTTCGGAGCGCACGGCTCATAGCTTTTTTACGAGCTTCATCCATTTTGTCAGGCACGTCTTCGTACTTCTGATTCTTGGATGTTTTAGTCACACTAATTGGTTCCTCTAGGATTTGACAGTAGTTGATTTTCTCTACGTTGTCTTCCAAGATAGCATCCCCATCAACAGTTCCCTCAACGTGAGCAGAACCTACGATGTAGATAACATCATCGGCAGCATGAGCAGCCGGAGTTGTACCACCATGACCACGAGCAAATACACTGATTTCAGCAGCGTCAACAGTTCTGTCAACTGCGCTCACTACCATCCATTCATCATTCACACGAATTTCATCACCGACATTGATAATGTCAGCAGTTTCGTTTGTGATTTCAAGACCGGTTGTATCAGCGTTATTCCAACCGTCAGCACGAACAACACCCTCAAGAGAGTTAGTGACTGCATCGTACCATTTAATTTTTTGGGTTTCAGCCATTTTTTCCTCGGGGAACAAATCCCAAGTAGTAGTCAAGCGAGGCTCAACCATCATAGCAAAACCTTTTACTTCCTCATCGAGGAAAGCACTATCGTAAGTTGCGTACTTACCAACTGTAGTAGTTAAAGGCATAACTTTAATCTATTAATTAAATAAAGCTATGCTCCCTTCAGTCTATTGATTAGACGCGGCAGAAATCATTCGTGATAATCTTGAAACTTCACTTTGCTCAACACCGGACAGATGCCCAGTTTCATTGCGCTTCTTTTTCAATTCTTCAATTCTATTCTTTGCTTTTTCCAATTCATTCAATGCCATCTCGTTTTCCGACTTAGGAAGACCAGGGGTGACACTGTTTTCTTTGGCAGCAGCAGAGTATAGGAAGGATTGATTTTGAACAATGTAATCTAGCTTTTGTTGAGTAGTGAAATTCTCCGGTATCAGACCCCTTTTAGTCTCATCGACTTTGGCCATTTCGGCTTCAAGATATTTATTAAGGGTTCCTTCCATCGCTTCAAGTGAGCCTGCCTTTTCAAGCAATTCACCATTTGTCGATTTGAGACCATCAATAACTTCTTGATACTTTCCATCTTCTAAGGCTTTTTCTTCTGCACGCTTTTTTTCAGCTTCTTTGAATTCTTTCAATTCCTCTTCGGCTGACTTTGTGCGGGCATACATTTGATCCCATTTTTCTTTGGGAACTTCTATTGTGCCTTTTTCTTCTGGCTTTTTTTCAGGGG